CATGTCTATTTTATATCCACCCTCTCTGAGAGAGTTTCTTAAATCGGTTGTAGGGTTTTTTGTCTTACCTATCTGACCTAATACACCATCGTCAATATTAGGTATATCCACCTCATTACGCTTTAGAACCTTAGCGCTATTCTCGTTAAATATGACAAAGTTCCTTGTTCCTTCACCTGAACCTCTTGAATCTCCATCCCAAAACTTCACACCTGGTATTCCTTTATCTTCAAGAAGTTTTGAAGCCTTCTTGTCAGAGCCTAGTGTATTCTCTAAATCTCTATAGAGAGAATGAGCATTGTCATCCAAGTTGAAACCTAAACGATTTTTAATATCAGCATACTCTTGAAACAAACTATCTCTTTCTGCTTTGTTTGTAGTCTTGTCTAACTTCTGCTTAATTCGTTTTGCGTTGTTAATTTCTTTAGACAGGTTAGGGTAAATATCGTCTAACGCAGATATAACGTAATCAGATTGCTCCATAATTGTTTTATCAGAGTCTAGCATCTTAGCAATGGTTTTATCGGGCAAATCTATATCGTATAAATAACTGTCAGACTCCTCATACATTTTTTTGAAATTGCCAAGTGCTTTTTCTGCTTTAACTAAATCATCGCCCTTATATGTGTCTTTGATGTATTCTGATATTTCCTTTGGAGTCCAATGGTCTAATGCTCTTTCATAAACCTCATAGGCAAAAACGTCTTCGCCACCAGGTCTTCTAAAGTCCATAGCGTCTTCATACAATTTCAATAACTTGTCTTCCATGACCATGTCGCGAGGCGCATAAGTTTTAGCAACACTAGGATGCTCTGCAAGATAAGTACCATAACCCATCATTTGACCACCTTCACCTGAACTCATATACTTGTGGTCGAACTTTTCAAACTTATGAGGCGAACCATGATAAACCATCAGTTCCTTACGAAACCCTCTCTTTTCCATTCCCATTGTTGCTGTCTCTACAGCCTTGTCTGTGAACTTCTCTAAAGCCTCACCCATATCAATTTTCTTCATAGAAGCAAGGGTTCTCGCTGCAACCACCTTACTAACTAATCCTGCGCCTGTTAATTCAATTAATACAGGAACAGGGTCTTCTGCTAATGCTTTCTTAAACCCATCTATAGAGCCATATCTTTCAGCGTACATTTGTCCAATAGCCCCTGCCATCTTCTTAGAGTCTTCATTCCAAGCCATATCATCAGGTAGCGTGTGTTGAACTGCGCCTGAAATTACACTAGCGATAGCATCTGCTGTCTCTACAGGACTTGTTGCAGCATCCACAAGTCCTTTAACTTCTGTTGCTAGAGACTTCTTAAAGTTAAACACCATAGGTTTCTGAACGCCTGTTGCTGAATCGTACTCTTGTGTAGGACCTTCTGCATCTTTAGACAGGTTGTCATACCAATTACCTACAAGAGGACCTAAGATGCCTTCATAAGCATCACCTGCAAATTCAGGAATAGTATCAGTTATAAACTCTTTAACAGGCTCAACAACATTAGTCTGATTATCAATCATCCTTTGTCTGTGAGTACGAGTATCAGGCTTATTAAAGTCTGTGTATAAATCCTTTGCGCCTTGTACAGCGTCAGCACCTTCCTTATAAATATCTGAACCTAATCCTTTATAGTCAAAACCTGTAACGTCATCATAAATATCTGAGCCTAATGTCTTAGCGCCTTCATAAATACCTGTTGCTGTATCACCTATACCCTGAAACATCTCGTTTCTTTTGCGTTGTTCCTCTAGTAGGTTTATTGCATAAGGTGTCATGTTGCTTGGATAATCAGGTTTGTTGTCTGTTGGTGCTACTACAGGTGGGGTGGCTACATTGGCTACAGGCTTTCTATCCTGCATCATTAGATTGTCAAGAGACTCTTGTTTGATTGCGTTTATGTCGTAACTTGTTTGACCATGCTCATTAGCGTTTAATAGTGGGTTGCCGAAGTCATCTGTGGCTACTTGGTTGTTAATATCGTACTGCTTGTCTAGGTTAGCAAATTGGTCGTCTGCTCTACGCATATCCCACTCAGCACGATTATCTAGTCCTTGAGCCTTTAGTAATACCTGTAGTTGTGCTTCAATCTGCGCTTGTTTATCACGTTCTGCTGATGCTTTGTTAAGTGCTTCCATAGCACTAGCGTCTTGAGTAGGGTTTGGTAATGAGCCTAGACTTGGACTGCCGAATACTGTGTTTGTATCTACAATGTTCTGTGGGATGTAATCTGCTCTGCCTTGTCTGTTGTATAACGACATAGGGTCAATGTATTCTTGCGTAGGATTTACGTCAACTTGTTGAGGTGGCTGTACAGTTTGGTCATATCCGTAATTCAGTAATGATGGTTCTTTAGGTACTTCGACCGTTGGAAGGTCGAACATAGGTTGGTTTGCTCTAGTGTGTCCTTCATGTAACGGAGTACCAGGTCTAGCATTGTAAGGAGTGCCTTCTGCTGTGAAGCGCACTTCCATCTCGTCATCTCTTGGGTCGTACCCTGTGCCACCGCCTGTTGCTGTAACACCTGGCTGACTTAACAACTCATCAAATAAACCCATTAAACAACTCCCTTAATGTTACGTTTTATAGGCTTACCCCAAGATTCGTTCATTGGTCTGTAACCTATCGCCAAATATCTAAAAGCATCTGCGCCATGCGATGCCCAATCATGTCGAGGTCTTGAGCGCCAAGTCTTACCGTTTTCATCCCAATCTCGTGTGTAGTTTATCAAACAATCGATACCTTTTTCACATTTATTTGCATCAAACCAACATTTATGAATCATTGAACGTGCTGATTGAATGCCGTCATCTACTCTTAGGTCAGGTGCTATCTCTACATTTCTAATGCCTAAACCATCTAATGTCTCTAGTCTTGACTTGCCTGTGCCTAGTTCTCTAACCCTTACATCATGCGGTAATATGTGTTGTTCATACACGTAACCTTTCTCTTGTAATACGATAGCATAGTGGTCTAATCCAACACCTGATGCTTCGTAATAGTCAATGATGTGTATCTCTGTGCCGATGTACTGAGCAAACCAAATAGATGTTGAGTCGCCTATTCCTAAATCCCAAGCAGTTACTACACCCTTATCTCTATCGTATCTAACCTCACCTACTCTATCTTCTTCCTTAGCCAAGCGCATCTCTGTTGAATAGTAAGCGCCTTCACTGAATACTAAGAAGCCACCTTCCCAAATGTGTTCGTACATATCGATACGTTTGGCTTTGTCTTCTAGGCGTTCTGCCTCTAGTACATCTGGAAACCAAGGATTGTCAGTGTAATTGAGTTCAACTATCTTAGAGTTTTTAGGTGGTGATATTCTAAATCGTTCATGTGTTGCGCTGTACTTTGATTCGGGATTCCACGTTGCCCATATCTCTGAGCCTTCTTCTCGAACTGTTGGTATTAGTTTCTGCCATGCCATGTCGCTCATTGGTTCTGCCTCATCCACCCAAGCCAACATGATACGTGCCTTAGACTTAATAGCATCTAGTGAACGTCTTAGTCCTACAAAGGTGTAATGTATGTTGCCGTCTTTAGACCTGATGTACTTCTCGCCCACATCGTAATAATCGTTAAGCCAGTCTATTGACCTTATGGATGTCTTGATTTCTTCTAGTGATGAATCGTCTAGGGAGTTCATAAACTCACGAGCGCATAGTATCTGTCCTTTCTTACCTGCCATTCCCCAACGATAACCCATAACAGCAGTCATTAGTGCAAAGGTTCTTGTCTTGCCTGAACCACGTCCACCGTATGCTATTCTGTATCTTGCTTCACCCTCAAAGACAGGAACTAACTTAGGTGGTAACTCAATCTGTGCTTTACTCACTCTTAGCCACTAATTCAATCACTGTAGGTTTCATTGAGCCATCGCTTGATTTTAAGTCTTGTTCGACCTTATCACTGTAGCCATGGTTGTGTAGCATTAACTTAACAATCGTTGCATTAAACTCACTTGTAAGCCCTTTGTTAAGCAATTCTGCCTCTTGTTTCTTCTTTATTCTGCCTAACGTACCCGTAAATTCAGGATGTTTAGCCTTCCAATCATAGATAGTGCTATCAGGAATATCAATATATAAAGACAGTCCTGCTACGCTTGGAACTACACTGTCATCGGTATAAGTTGCAAGATATTCATCTGCTTTAGCCTGCATTTCTTCATTGTATTTAGTGGGTCTCCCTAGTGGAAGGAAGTTATCTGTTTTCTTAGCTGTCATTAGTGTAACTCCTTGTGAGGTGGAACAGGCATTAACTCGAAGTCTAACTGCTCTCTCATTAATTCAACGCCTTCGTGTGCGTCATTGATTGAAGAGTCTTCTGCCATTAGCATTAAAGCACAGACATACAACTCTACAAATTCTTCGGGATTATAATCGTTTAGATTGATTTTCTTTAACTTGTTAATCATCTTCCCAAATCTTATCCTTTGGTTTTACTCTGTATTCATTTTCATCAAGCCACATAGGACACTTGCATTCTTTCCACTCACCTTCTTCTCTTCTGTTTACACAACAAGGTAGTACGAACTTCTGTATTGGGAATCCTTCAGCCCAAGCGTGTATTGCATCTGAGTGTTTATGTACGCTCATTTCTTGTAACCCATTGATTCTAAATACAAATCTTCAGGTCTAGGCAACATAATGCCATACTCACTAACAAATATATCTATCTGCTCTAAGTAGTCCTTCATCTCGCCCACCTTCAACTTAGTAGTGCTTTTTAGTTCTTTTATTGTTGCACCTTTCTTTGTCGTCAGTTCATTGTAACCTAGAAACTTGTCTCTGAACAGTATGTGTGTCTCGTCTTTAGTATAGCCCAATTCATTACCTATGACGTTAATCCACTCCCAATACAGTCTGTTCTGCTTTACTGAGCGAGAGTCTTTATCATCTTTTATCTCGATGATTGCCTTATCAGAATCAGGGAACTGACTGAAGTGACTAACTATCATTGTTTCAATAATATGTCGTTTCTCTTTTTTACGTTCAATGATTCGTTTCATGCTTACCTACACAATCACTACAATAACAATCTAAATCCATCATAGGGTCACACTCTTCGTCTTCCATTCTTTCAATATTTCCAAGGAAACAAGTGTCATCAAACTCAAACTTCTTTCCACAATCATCACATTTATAATACATATCTTTACTCACATTAACCCCTTACTAACTAAAATCTCTTGTGTTCTTTTCATACCCATTAGGTGGCTCAATAGTAGAAATTCCGATGAATAATCAGATTGTACACGCCCATCAAGAATATCATGACAAGAATGACAACAATAAGCACCATGGATATCAAGACACTTAGCGCCCATACCACCACCATTAAGATGTGCCAAAACAACTGTTTCATTTTGTACGCCACCATAACACCCATCTAATCGAATAGTACATGACTGACCTCTAGCGCTTTTAGTTATCTTAGAGGACATTTATCTGCCAATCAATTAGAGCTTCAATAACGTCTGCTACTGAATAAACTACTGCTACTTCACCACCTGCTTCTTTAATTCGTTCAATCATAACCTTTTGGTTCTTACTTAAACTGCCTTTGCCACTGTCTAATGTCTTAGGTTTTTTAACTTCCAAGAAGTATGCCTGACCATCATAGACAATACATATATCAGGAACTCCTGCTTTGACACCTTCAGACTTTAACTTAGATGCTACAATCTTATTACGTTGACCACCATTAGGTATTGCAAAATAACACACCTTTCTCATATCTAGGTACTGACATATCGCTTTTTGTACTTGGTGTTCGTAATCATGTCTCACTTGTCTTTGTCCTTCTCTCTGAGTAAATTATCAATAATCTCTTTTGCTGATTCACACGTATGTTGTCTAACTGCTCTGTCGTTCATATAACTAATTCTGTCTAGTAACTCTTTAACACCAACTAACGCTGTAACACATTGCTTTTTATTGTGACCCCACCACATAAACTTCTCCTTTTAATTATAAATCACGCTCATCAAGATTATCATATTCAAAGTATTGACTCAATCCGTAAACTTGCCAATGAATAGAAGGCTTGTCTTGATTGATACGATGAATTAATCCACTACGAGTAATACCTAATAGTTCTGCTGTCTTCTCTTGTGTTAATCCTATTCGTCTTAGTTCATCTGTAATAGAGTTAAAGTAAACTGTTTTATCAACATCTTTGTAAACCTTCTCTTTTGGCATAATAGTAGTTTGTTATTGAATTAAGTACATATTATATCATCTACCACACATTAGTTTGTATAAGATTCAACATTATCACTCTAACTAACGCACTTCGTTTGTTGGGTCGGTGCTGAAGCACCCAACCTTCTCTCTAGGTAAGGCTCGTCACTTCGTTCCTCTGAGGGATAAAATCCCTTTTTTAAAGCACCACAGATAGAGAATATTAAAAAAAAGAATAACCACGATTTCAATTAGTGTATGATATTTTCATTATTCAATAAAAAACCCCCGAAAGACTATAATCAATCGAGGGCTTGAATTAGGTGATGCGACCACCTGAGTGCTATTATAACCTATAGTATTCACTTTGGTCAAGACACTGCAATGGTGTTTAATTTTAAATTTGACCACAACTCAAAGAAGCAATAGAAATATAAATCCTAGCAATGACTGCCCACTTGTCAACTAGGTCGCAGTGGTAAGTTGTAATAACCACCGATACTAACATAATGTTTTGTAAGTCCTTGTTAGTTGGCTTGGAATGAAATGACCAAGAAGATAGAGGGTTGACCACCAAACATGGTCGGCTCGATAACTGATACTCTTAGACCGTGACTTTGGTTTATGTGATTAAGACCGCTAATACGGCACTTACCACAAGAGTAGAAGTGGGATAGTTATGTCTAAAATAAAGAGGGCAAATGAAGAAAAAACAACACTGGGAAGAAAAAACAACACTGGAGTAAAAAAAATAGTGTTTATTTGCATTTAGTTGTTGACACCTAGTATCACCTACTGTACAATACGCAGTAACTTGATTATGAAATTGAGTTAAACCTTTAAATAAAACGGAGATACAAAATGAACACACTAACAAAAAACGAACAGAACTTTGTAAACACATTTGCTAAAGAGAATTGGACAGGTTGTGAAACTTGGAGTGACTTAACTCATGACAATGGAACTACTTGGGTTTTACCAAAAGTTTTCTCTTTCTTCCCTAACCTTACAGAATCACAAGTAGGTGGTTACTTATCTTCACTAGAAAAGAAAGGTGTTATGTTCCATGAAGATGATTACGATGGTTGTGGCGCACCTAGACACTTCGGCTTAACTTGTGCTTATGTTGAGAACCAAGCGCAAACAAACCCAAACACTAACTTTTAACCAAAGGGGCGAAAGCCCCACTTATTAGGAGATTCAAAATGAACACAATTAAATTAATAAAACAATTAGAAGGTGATAGAGAAAAAGCCATTGTCAAACTTAGTAAGTCTGTATATGTTAAAGACCAAGAGCCGTTTCAGAAAGAGATTCTTGGCTTAGATATGGCGCTTAGACATTTAAACGGCTTAAATAATTAAATTAATAAATACTTGCATATTGTATTGTATGCAAGTATAATTGCATTATCAACAGAACAAAGAGTTGATACTTTAAAATAAAATAGGAGATACAAAATGAGCAGAATGACTAACAGAGAACACGAAGAGGCTGACCACTTCCAAACACGATACGAGGCTTGTTACGACACAGCACTTAGCGAGTTCTACAGTTCAATCGAAGAGGACAAACAATCATTTGAGCATTACCTAGATGACACACCTATTAGCGAGGTGGAAGTTAAGGTTATTCTACTAATTGCGACTTGCATCAAACTTATGTCTCTGAAATCTGACTTTCATTACTCAGATGACTATGACCAAATCGACTACGACTTTCACAAAGAACTGTCAGCAATGTTGCTTGATGAATACGGATGGGAGATTTAACATGGGATATTTTAGCGACTTAGATATTGATAACCAAGAGAATAACGCTCACGTTCAAGACCAAGAACCCGACATGAAAGATTACATGCAGACTGAGCAATACGCTCAAGAAATTGACAAGGCTTTCGGAAATCCTAAAGAGCAGATTGATGATTTAATAGATAGTTTGGGGTTTGGCAAATGAGCATTAACTTCAAGAACATTACGGTAATTGATATGGATTGGGATAGCAACCAATACCCCGAATTTGAGGACTCCTTCATTATAGAGGCAGAGTTCAAGGACACAGGGGTTAGGCTGACAGACGAAGAGTTAGACAAAGTTAATGATGACTCTCAGTTTGTTTACGAAG